TGGTCAGGCCGTCCATGCTGGCCAGCAGCTTGATGCCGTCAACCTCGGTGATGATCGTGGCGGGGAACAGTTCTTCACCGATCATGGCTTCTGCCACCGGGCGCATGGCCGCCTCGGCACGGTGGCCGTCGTCGAACCGGCTCTGGGTGGCAGCGTCCACGTCCGGCACCAGGCCGGTGGCCTTTCGGCGCAGGAGCGCAGAGCGCGTTTCGTAGGGGCTGCACCCCATCATGGCCGGCGCCTCGGAGGCAGTGAAATGCTGGGCGCGCAGCGCGTGCCACTCGGGCGATCCCTGGGCGACGTTGTGGATGGTGGGCATGTCTGGCTCCTTACTCGGTGACTTCGGAGGCGTCCACGTCCACGGCCGCGCAGTTGCGGATGGCCTTGATCTGGGCATCTGTGAGGGTGGCGCGCGACGTGACCATGGCGATGATGTCGTCGGCGGTCTTGCGGCCGGACTCAATCAGCGCGCGCCAGGCGGGCAGGTTCGCGTCGAACTTGTCGGCCGGGTAGGGTTCCAGCGCCGGGCGGGCGGGCTTGGCTTGCCGGATCTCGCCGGTCTCTGCGTCGATGGCCTCGACGATGCGCTCGGCTTCGTCCTGGTCGTAGATGCCGCCGTAGCCGAAGGCCAGCCTCGCACACTGGATCATGGCCTTGTGCCGCAGCATGCGGCGCGGGTGGCTTTGCCATGGGCCGGTCTGGCGCTTGCACTCGGCCATGTACTCCGTCACCTTGATGGGGTGGGAGCGGTCCTTGCGGTAGATGATGCAGGTGCATGATTCGTCGTCCTGCTCGAACTCCATGCCGTCGAACTGCGGGTGCTCGTTGATGATCCGCGCCCATCCGTCCACGCCCACCACCGGCACGATGCCGTTGTTCTTGTCGGGGAAGGCGTAGATCTCCTTGGTCCAGGGGTTCAGGCCATACTGGGCGCTGACCAGCATCAGCGCGGCCATCTGGGCGTCGGTGACTTGCCCCTTGAATGCCGTGGCCTTCAGGGTCTCGACGATCTCGGCCGGACTGGCGTCGATCTGGAAGCGCTTGGCCAGCTTGCCGGCCTCGGCGATGACGATGTTGCTCATGTGTACTCCTTCAGCTTGAGAAAAATCCGGCAGCGAAGCCGGCCACTGCCGCCAGCGCCATCAGCGCGGTGGCACATGTCAGGTCGTAGGCGGCGTCGGCCAATGTGTAGCGGCGGCGCGGCGCGATCAGCGCTTCCTGCAACCGAAGCGCGTCCTCGTCGTGGTGCGGGCGCTGCGTCGGCTGCCACGCGCAGCCGATGGCGACCTTGCCGGTGTGGTAGGGCGGCACAGTGCGCGCCGGGCGGGGCAGGGTGGGGCGGGATGCCCCGAGGTTTGCGTTTTCAGCCATGGCACTTCCTTATTCATCCGGCCCGTCGTAGTCCTCGACTTCGAAGTCGATGCGCTGCAGTAGCGCGTCTCGTGCCGGGTCGGCCATGGCTAGAAGGGCGTGATCCGGCATCTCGACAATGCCGGTGATCTCCACCAGCTCGAGCTGGTTGGTGCGCTCGCACCAGGCATCATTCAAGAAGATGCCGACCACTTCGTTCGGCACGCCGCCGCGCACCGTATAGCGCATCAGGGCGCTGATCGGCCCCAGCTCGATGAGCGCCTCGTACAAGCCGTCGCGCGGCTCGTACTGGACGCAGTACTCATCCCACTTCCGATCCAGCCACCGGTCGTAGTCCATCTCGGCACCTCCTCGAAAGAAAAAGCCCGCCGGCGTCGGGCACATCACAGCCACCCCCAGATCCACATGGCAGCCAGCGCCAGGGCCGCCGCGTAGCAGCCCCAGGTCACGAGCCGGTCTTCCTTGCAGTCCATCGCGTTGCTCCTTCTTGCGTTGCGATGGGTATATTTTAGCAACAAGCTAGATAAAGTCAAGCGCTACGCTAGAATATTTTTCTAAGGGAAAACCCTAACCGTCGCCTTCCTGCAACACCGGCCGTTGCGGCGCTTGTTATCGTGAGGCTTGACATGCATCTATCGTTACGCTAGACTGCGTGGCATGCTTACCGTAGAGCCATCAGTCAGGTCTCGAATAGCCGAGGAAGTCGGCCTGCATGAGCAGTACCTGTACCAGTGCTTCACTGGGCGCAGGAAGCTCCCGCCAGGCCACTGTCCCGCAATCGAGCGCGCCACCCACGGCACCGTGACAGTCGAGCAGCTGCGCCCAGACGTGCGCTGGGTGCGGGTGCCGGATCCGAAGTGGCCGCACCCTGCAGGCCGCCCGTGCATCGATGTGGCGGCCAAGGAGTCGGCCTAGGATGGTGGCGGCAACCGTCTTTCGCGTCAGCGGCATCGAGCGCGGCGGTGCCGCGCGAAAAAACGCCCCGCGCAGGTCGCTACCTGCCGGGGCTGGTCTTTGCTTGGTAACAAAGGAGGCATGTAAATGCTAGCCGAACGATCACCCACTGTCAACACCCCGCAACCCTTCGAGTTCGAAGGCCGGCATGTGCGCGTCGTGACCGACGCCCATGGCGAGCCCTGGTTCGTCGCGGCGGATATCGCCCAGCTGCTTGACTATCGCATGGCCAGCGACATGGCCCGCTCGCTCGATGACGACGAGAGGGGTACGCAGATTGTGCGTACCCCATCTGGCGATCAGGAGATGCTGGTCATCAACGAATCCGGCCTGTACTCGGCGATCCTCAAGAGCCGCAAGCCCGAAGCCAAGCGCTTCAAGCGCTGGGTCACGCACGAGGTGCTGCCCGCCATCCGCAAGACGGGCCGCTACGAGCACGCGCCGCAGTTCGCCATCCCGCAGACGCTGCCCGAGGCGCTGCGCCTGGCGGCCGAGCTGGCCGAGCAGAAAGAGGCGCTGGCGGCCGAGCTGGCCGCCGCGCAGCCCAAGGTGCTGGCGCTGGAGCGCATCAGCGCGGCAGACGGCTCGGTGTGCATCACCAACGCGGCCAAGGACCTGGGCATCCAGCCCAAGCGCCTGTTCGCGTGGCTGTCGGAAAACCTCTGGATCTACCGCCGCGCCGGCGGCAGCGGCTGGGTCGCGTACCAGCACCGCATTCAGTCCGGCCTGCTGGAGCACAAGGTCACCACCGTCGAGAAGAGCGACGGCACGGCCAAGATGGTCGAGCAGGTCCTCGTCACCCCCAAGGGCCTGGCGCGTCTGGCGCAGGTCTTCAGCAGCGCCAAGGAGGACGCATGAGCATCAAGCTGGTGTCGATGGCATGGGAGGCCGCGCCACTGTCAGGTAGCGAATTGCTTTGCCTGCTGGCGATGTGCGACTGGGCCAACGATGATGGAGGAAGCCTGCACCCATCCATGCAGGCCATCGCTAGGAAAATCCGCGTCAGCGAAAAGCAGGCGCGGCGCATCGTCCAGGGCTTGGTCGAGGCCGGCTATCTGACCGTGGTCGGCAACCCCTACGGCGGGGCGCCCGGAACCACGAAGCAATGGGTCATCAACGTTCGCAAGCTGCGTGAACTGGCCGCCCAAAAGCAGGCCGAGGAAGCCCAGACGGCTCCCATGGATGTCACCCCTCCCATGGATGTCACCCCTCCCACCGGTGTCCCAGACGCCTCCCACCGGTGTCCCAGACGCCTCCCACCGGTGTCCCTCGACCCCTCCCACCGGTGTCCCTCGACCCCTCCCACCGGTGTCCCAGACGCCTCCCACCGGTGGGAGCCAAACCGTCATAGAACCGTCAATAGAACCGTCAATGAACCGTTAGTAGAGCGCGCGTGCGCGCGCGCAGCCACCGATCCGACGGACGATGTGGACCAGCAGGTGTTTGCCGACTGGCTGGCGGTGCGCCGTGCCAAGCGCGCCGGGCCGGTCACGCCGACCGTGCTGGCCGGCATGAGGCGGGAGGCCGCCAAGGCTGGCATCGGCCTGCAAGAGGCCATCGCGCACTGCTGCGTGGCTGGCTGGCAGGGATTCCGGGCCGACTGGTATCTGCGCGACCGGCAGCCGGTGGCCAGGGGCACCTCAGCGGAGAGCTACGCCGAGCGTGAGGCGGCCTACAAGCGCCGCCGGTTTGAGGAGATGGCCGGCCGCCGGCCCGCCGCCCAGGTCGTCGAGGTGGACGCCATGGAGGACGTGCTGGCCGTGCCCATGATCGGACGTGAAGGGGGAACCCGATGAGCTTGCCCGTCAAAGCCGTGGACCGGCTGTTTGAGCGCCTGGCGCTGACCTACGGCGCTGCCTGGATGCGTCAGTGGGAAGGGCTGGACGTGAACGACATCAAGGCCCTGTGGGCGCACGAACTGGCCGGCTACGCCAGCCGCCTGGACGCGATCGCCTGGGCGCTGGAGCATCTGCCGCCGCGATGCCCGAACATCATCGAGTTCAAGGACCTGTGCCGCGAGGCGCCAGCGCCCGAGGCCCCGCGACTGCCTGAGCCGAAGGCCGACCCTGAACGGGTGAAGGCTGAGCTGGCCAAGCTGGGCGACGTGCGAACGCAAACCGTTCAGACCAGCACGGCCGATCACAAAGCCTGGGCCAAGCGAATCATGGCCAGGCACGAAGCTGGCGAAAGGCTGAACCCGACGACGCTGCGGTTTGCGCGTGAGGCGCTGAACCTTTCGACGTTCTCGTTCGCCCAGTAATACACGGATATGGATAATGCCCCCATGCGATTGCTGCAACGCCGCCCGAGAAGCCCCAGCGCACGCGATGTTCGATCCCGCGTGCCTGTACTGCGGTGCGCGCCTGATCCAGCGCCTGGGAACCCTGCCCAGGCCCAAGGACGAGATCGTCACCAGGCGCCGGCAAGTGCTCGCGGACTGGATGCGGTACGGCCACCCCGAGGATCAACTGCGATCCATCGCCAAGGGGCCCACACCCCTTGCGCCCATTGCGGATTCGCCTTCGACCATGAAGCCCTCGGAGCGCAAGGCTGCCCGAACTGCTGCGGGGAGGGGTTGACGTGACCGATCGCCTGACCGTTCCCTGCTGGAATCCCGTGCAAGCCCACAAAGCCCTTACCGCTCAGGTGTGGCCACTGCTGAAGGCGCACCTGATGGCCGGCCACCGCATGGTGGTCGAGGTCAAGCAGGAAAAGCGCAGCCTAGCCGAGAACGCCATGCTCCACGCGCTGCTGACCCAGATCAGCAACCAGGTCGAGTGGGCCGGCAAGAAGCGCGACGTGGAAACGTGGAAGCGCCTGCTGACCGCCGCATGGACCCGCGCCAGGGGCGAGCACATCGAAATGCTGCCCGCGCTGGACGGCCACGGTGTGGACATCGTGTTCCGCCGCACCAGCCAGTTGACCAAGGCCGAGTGCGCGGAGTTGATCGACTTTGTGCAGGCGTGGGCCGCCGAGCACGGCATCGCCACCGGCCAGCACGGCGTCATCGAGGAGGCCGCATGAACAACCGCCTCACAGCCGCCGAGCGCCGCCACCTGGAGCGCATCAAGGCGCTTCCGTGCAGCGTCTGCGGCCAGCCAGGGCCGAGCGAGGCGCACCACATCCGCCAGGGCCTGCAGTGGGTGTGCGTGGCACTGTGCGCCGACTGCCATCGCGGCCAGGTGCTCGGCCTGCACGGGCAAAGGCGCGCATGGGCCGTCCGCAAGATGGACGAGCTCGACGCCCTCAACAACACCATCCGAAGATTGACCGAAACATGGGGATCATGACAGTCGCGCCACTCTTGAAATACGTTGGCGGCAAGCGCTGGCTTGCGCGCCACATCATCGCCATGCTGCCCGAGCACACCTGCTACGTCGATCCTTTCGGCGGCATGGGCGCGGTGCTCCTGGCCAAGCCGCGCAGCAAGGTCGAGGTCTGGAACGACATCGATGGCGGCCTCGCCAACGTGATGCGCTGCGCCAAATACCACCCGGATGAGCTCGAGCGCGAGCTGTCCTTCATGCTAATGCATCGCAGCGAACGGCTGCGGTGGCGGGAATTGCATCCAGGCGAGACGGACATCCAGCGCGCGGCACGCTGGATTATGGTTCGGCACTTAGGGTTTCAGGGTAGAGCCCGGGGAGGCTTCCATGTCAGTAGGACCACCCCATACAAGCCGATCCCGAAGCTGGTCGACCAGATGCGCGCCGTATCGCAGCGTCTGCAAAGCGTCCTGATCGAGCATCTGTCATGGCAGCGCGTGATCGACATCTACGACGGCGAGGAAACGGTGTTTTTCCTCGACCCGCCCTATGCGGACGGCGACCAGCAGACCTATGACCACGCCTTCAGCGCTGACGACCACGCCGCGCTGCGCGAGCGTCTGCGATCCGTGCGCGGTCACTGGATATTGACCTACGGCGATCATCCACTCATCCGCGACCTCTATCGCGACTGCCACATCGAGGAAGTGCGCCGTGTTCGCACGATAAATCAGGCCGCCAAGCGTAACTACGTGGAGCTCGTGATCACGCCATGACCCGCCACATCCTCTACCCCTACCAGCGCCGCTATCCTGGCCATGGTGCGCTGGGCGGACGAGGCCATCACGCGGGCGGCCAAGCATTGCGTCATCGTCGTTTGAGAAAGGACACCATGGGGAGCATGAGCCGGGAAAAAGGCAAGCGCGGCGAGCGCGAAGTCGCCGCCATCATCAGCGACCTGCTGGGGGTCAGCGCCAGCCGCCGCGTGCGCCAGCGCGAGGGCGACAGCGACATCCTGGGGGTGCCTGGGTGGAGCATCGAGGTCAAGCGTTGGGGATCGCTGCGCGCCTGCGAGGTCAACCGCGCCTGGGCGCAGGCGGTGGAGCAGGCGTGGCGCGATGGCGGCATCCCGGCGCGCAGGTGCGCACAGGTCACGCACGGCACGCGGTCATCACCGCAGCGCCTGCTGGAGCAATGGGAAGATAAACCGGATACGGTGGGAGGGCGATCGTGAGCATGTCCTGGATGGCCCGCCAGATGGAGGCGTACAGCCTTCAGGTCAATAAACCCGCCGTTCGCTACAACCCGCGGCCCGCCGGTGTGATCCAGCCAGGCAGCGCAAGCGACGCAGTGCTGTCGATCTTGAGCGAGAGCCCTGGCCGGTTTTTCACCTGCGAGCAGTTGATCCGCGCCACCGGCCGCAGCCACGCCGCAGTGAGCTTCGCGCTGCTGTACCTGCGCGACCAGGGGCGCATCGAGGCGTTCCCTGACGCCGTGCGCAACCCCCGTTTCCTGCGCTACCGCATCAAGAGGGCATCATGAAGATGGACGAGCTCAAGGCCCTGGACGTGACCATCCGGAGGTTGATGCAGTGACGCGCGATGAGGTTTATGCGCTTCGCCGTCAGGCCAAGGCCGCCGCGCCCAGGCGCCATAAGTACGCCAACCAACGCGTCGAGATCGACGGCCAAGCGTTCGACTCCAAGGCCGAGGCGCGCTACTGGGGCCACCTCCAGATCCGCCTGAAGGCCGGCGAGATCTCCAACCTGCGCCGCCAGGTGCCGTTCGAGTTGGCGCCCGCGGTCGTGATCGGGGGCCGCAAGCGCCCGCCGCTGCGCTACTTCGCCGACTTCGTGTGGGAAGAGGGCGGGCGTGAAGTGGTGGCCGATGTCAAGGGCGCCGTCCCCGAGGCGTACCGCATCAAGCGCCACCTGATGAAGGCCGTGCACGGGATCGACATCCTGGAGATTGGATCGTGAGGATGTATGGCTAAGGTCGAAGATAAAAACGCCAAGCTGAACGATCAGCAGATGCGGTTCGTGACCGAGTACCTGAAGGACTGCAACGGCAAGCAGGCCGCCATTCGCGCCGGCTACGCGCCGCGATCCGCAGAGGTGCAGGCCTCGCGCCTACTAAGCCTTGATAAGGTCCAGAATGAAATCAAGGCCCGGCAGACCGAGCTGAGGAAGCGAGAGGAATCCGTCAGCGAGCGCATTCGGCGCAGGTTGTGGGAGGAATCCGAGGACTACTCGGAGTTCGCGTCTCACTCCGCCAGGATTCGTGCGCTGGAAATCCTGGCCAAGATCTACGGCGAGTTCGAGCTCGACAACAAGCAAAAGGGCGAGGCCGCCGTGGCCATGATCCAGGTCGCTTTCAAGAAGCCCGGCGATGCAGACGGTCGAGTTTCCTGAGAAGTTGCAATTCCTGTTTGAGCCGGCGCGCTACAAGGTGGCCTACGGCGGCCGCGGCTCGGGCAAGTCCTGGGGTTTTGCCCGAGCGCTGATTGTCCTGGCCGGGATGCGTCGCATGCGCATCCTATGCGCGCGGGAAGTGCAGAAGAGCATCAAGGACTCGGTGCACAAGCTGCTGTCCGACCAGATCGAGGCCATGGGCTTGTCGGACAAGTTCCAGGTGCTGGAGACGGAGATCCGCGGCGCGAACGGATCGGAGTTCCTGTTTTCCGGTCTGTCCAACCAGACGGCGGCCAACATCAAGTCATTTGAGGGCGTCGATGTGTGCTGGGTGGAAGAGGCCCAGGCGGTCAGCAAGAAGTCCTGGGATCTGCTGATTCCGACCATCCGCAAGCCGGGCTCGGAAATCTGGGTGACGTTCAACCCTGAGCTGGACGACGACGACACGTGGGTGCGGTTCGTGGTCAACCCGCCCCCGGGCGCCGTCGTGGTCAAGGTCAACTATTCGGACAATCCGTGGTTCCCGGCCGAACTGGAGGCCGAGCGCAAACACTGCTACCTGACCGACCGCGACAACTACGACAACATCTGGGAGGGCGCCACCAAGTCCGCCGTGGACGGCGCCATCTACGCCAAGGAGGTCGAGCTGGCCACCGTCGAGCGTCGCATCCGGCCGGTTCCCTACGATCCCATGCTCAAGGTGCACGTCGTGTTCGACCTTGGCTGGAACGACGCCATGACGGTCGGGTTCTACCAGCGCCTGGGGTCGGAGCTGCGGGCGATCGACTACATCGAGGACAGCCACAAGACGCTGGACTGGTACGCCGAGGAGATCAAGGCCCGCCGCTACAACCTGGGCGCCGTGTGGCTGCCCCACGACGGGTTCCACAAGGACTTCAAGACGGGCAAGAGCGCGGCCGAGATCCTGGAGGCGCTCGGGTTTGAGGTCGAGCAGATCCCCAACGTGTCGGTGCACGAGGGCATCAACGTCGCGCGCCTGTCGTTTCGCCAGGCCTTCTTCGATGAGGTCAAGGCCGCGCGCCTGGTGGTGTGCTTGAAGCGCTACCGGAGACATGTGCACACCAAAACCCTGGAGCCCGGCGCGCCGGTGCACGACGAGTACAGCCATGGCGCTGACAACTGGCGTTATGCCTGCCTGGTGGCGGACCAGATGACGAACGCGACCGGCTCGTCGAAGCCGCTCAAGCGCCGCGGCTCTGCCATGGCTGTGTGAGACCGTGGCAAGCATGGCACTGTCGCCGGCATGCAGGCCACACTCGATACCCGAAAAGCCCACCTGGTCCGCCACCACGGCGACCTGGTGGCGATCTACACCTGGATCAACGATGAGCGGGCGCTGGTCTTGATCCCCCGCTACCGGCCGGGCGCCCCCTGGTACTGCGTGCTGGAGTCGGCGGCCTACACCTGGGACGACGGCGACCAGCGCAACATCGGCGAGGTGATCCGAAAGAGCACGACGGCGTGCGAGGTGCTGGGCATCGAGCCGACGCCGTGGAACTGCCAGCGGGTGGCATCCATCATCATCGACGGCCTGCCGGACTTGATATGCATGCCGAGCGCGCCCGGGCCGGAGCACTACCGCGGCAGCTTTGGCCGAATGGAACTGCGCGCCGATGGCCAGACCATCGCGGAGCAGGACATCCGCATCGAGAAGGACGGAGGCGCCACGTATGCCTGACGTGCGCACCATCCTGAACGAGCGCCGCAACCAGCACGGCCGCCTGACTGACCATGCGCGCGTGTGCCAGGCCATGAAGCGCGCCATGCGCGATTCGCTTGGGTGGGAGCTCCTGTCCGACGACATGAAGGAGGCCGCCGACATGATCGTGCACAAGCTGGCGCGAACGCTGAGCGGAAACCCGAGCCACGTGGACCACTGGGTCGATGTGGCCGGCTATGCGCAGCTCGTGGTGGACCGCCTGGAGCAGGAGCAGGCCGATGGCAGAGTTTGACATCCGCCCCGACCATCAGGGTCCGGGCGACAACTTCCTCGATGACCTGCTGCCGGAAGAGCGCAACGCGCTGGGCACGGTCACGTCAAACCCGCTCGATGGCGAAGAGGCGCGCAAGGAGCTGCGTCAACTGCTGGAGTGGTGGTATTTCGAGAAAGATCGGCAAGCGGCCAATCGTCTTGAGATGGCGATCGACGCCGACTTCTACGACGGCATCCAGTGGGATCCGGAGGACGCCCAGGTGCTGCGCGACCGCGGGCAGATGCCGCTGGTGTTCAACGAAGTGGCCCCGATGGTGGACTGGTTGATCGGCACCGAGCGCCGCACGCGCGTGGACTGGCGCGTGATGCCGCGCACCGAGGACGACGTGGAGCTGGCCGACGTGAAAACGAAGGTCCTGAAGTTCGTCTCGGACATCAACCGGGTGCAGTTCAACCGCTCCAGGGCGTTTGCCGATGCCGTCAAGGTGGGCGTGGGCTGGATGGACGACGGGGTGCGCGACGATCCGACCGCGGACATCCTGTACTCCAAGTACGAGGACTGGCGCAACGTGCTCTGGGATTCCCTGTCATACGAGAACGACCTGAGCGACGCGCGCTATGTGTTCCGCTGGCGCTGGGTGGACGAGGACATCGCTGTGGCCATGTTCCCCGACCGGGCGGATGTGATCCGCCAGGCGGTGGAGGATGCCCAGCATGCCGCGAGCGTGGACTGGGAAGAAGAAACCTGGTTCACCGCCGAGGAGCTGCTGTCCGGCGCGCAGACGGGCAAGCTGCGCGCGAGCGGCCAGGCGTCGGCGGTGGACGCCAAGCGCCGCCGGGTGAAGCTCATCGAGGCGCAGTACCGCAAGCCGGCCAAGGCCAAGATCATCGCCTCCGGCCCGCTGAAGGGGACGTTCTTCAACGAGCGCGACCAGGCGCTGATGCAGGCGCTGGCGCAGTCGGGCGGCTCGATCA